TTTCAAGCTCCGAATAATCACTTTCATACGGATAACATCTTGCAAGTATTTTGCTTCTTGCCATTTTAAGAAAAGCGGACAGCACATTATCATCATCAGTCCAACCGCCGATCGCTCTCAGCATAGTTATTTTTTCAGCCTCTGTCATACTATCCGCTCCTTAATTATTCGTCGTCTTTTTTAGGCTTTTTTACCTTTACAGGCTTCTTTGAGCTATTTACCGCTACCGCCATAATCAAGCCTCCATTTCAAGAGTTAAGCCTCTTAAGTGGTAAGTCTTTGTATACGGTACATCATCCACATACGCTGTCACTTCGATATACTGCTCATAAGGATCTGTTATCCTTATAATACAAATACCATCTGAATCAAGCGTTGTGGGATGACCTACTGTACCGTTAATTAGCTCAACGGTTATCCTGTCAGCCTCAAGCTCTGTACCGAAATGCAAAGCAAGGTAATTACCACTCTGCTCAGCTACATCTCCGCTAAAGCCTGTATAGCCCGTTACATATTTAAGTGTACCGCTGATTGATCCAACATTAACTGCTATATCTTCTTGAAGGTCTCCTACAACCTTACCAAGAAGATCTGTGCTTGCGTCTATGTTAATGTCGGCGCTTATGGGTTTACATCAATTGCAACTACCTTTGTCGCATCCGTAAGAGCCGCTACATAGTACTTTCTTGCAAAGATAGTATTAAGTCTTGTGTTAGCCTCGGTTGCACCTCTTGTACCCTGTACAAGAGATTCGATCTCCATACCACGCTTGTTAAATACCGTAACGGCATCGTTTGCGGCTACATAGATAGTTCCCTGTGTAGCGTCCTTCTTTGTGTACACATTAACACCGCATACGGTACCTACATAGCCCGTCCTTGCAAAAGCTTCTACATATTGAAGAGTATCCTTAAGTCCCTTCCTTATAGCGGCAAGATCACTTGCAGAAACAAAAGCATTGATAGTAACATCGTCAAGATTTTCAATATTCATCTTTGCAACCGCATCGGCAAATGCACCAAAAAAGCCGCTTGCACCAAGCTCAACAGAAAGTGTTGTATTTGCAAGCTCTGCATATACATCGGCATTAACCGTATTAAACATATTTACACCCATATACTGTAAGCCCGTAGGCACAAGCATAGGGTCTTTCATAACCTCTTCGTCATAATACTCAAATCTTGACTGTGCAAGTGTGATGTTGTATGTCTTAGGTGTGTAGCTTACACCAATAGTCTGTGTATTTCCCACTCCCTGCGCAAGCTTCTGAGCACCGTTAGCACCGCTATAAACATTAACTATCTTTGTCATTCCGGGTGCGCCTTCAAGTGTATTATCAACCTTAAAGAAATTCTGTAGATCAAGATGAGAATTATACTGATCCTCTATCTCATTTTCGAGATAGAAATTGGGATATACCGTATTAGCCATTTTCTTTAACTCCCTTCATACATGGCTTTATATTCATCGGGATGTTCCGTTGCGTATTTCGCACGCTCCGCAACACTCAACTTTCTAAAGTCCTCTTTTGTCATTGTTTTTGGTTCACTGTTTCCAACCGGTTTTTTAAAGTCCGAAACTTCTTTCTTTAAAAAGTCTTTCTTCGCTGCCTCAATAAACTTTGATTGGTTTTCAATGATTTTTGCAATATCATTATCGACCATAGCAATTGAAGTTTCGGTTGCAAGTTCTTCGGAATATCCAAGCCCGATAAGCTTTGCTTTATTCTCCGCTAAAGCAATAGTTCTCTTAAGCTCGGCATTTTCTTTTGTAAGTCTTTCTTCAAGTTCCTTACGTTCCTGTTCGGCTTTTTCATCGTCGGAAAGTTTACTCTTTAATTGCCTTTTAAACTCTGCCGCCTCCGAGTTAGCCTTTGATAAAGCATTCTTCATTTTGCTTATTTCGTCTGCATTTTTAGTATCAATTGCCTTTAATGCTTCCGAAATTTCTTCTTCGGTCATACCCTCTTTGTAAGAGCTGCCCAATAAATCAGATAAGTAACTCATTAGATACCTCCGTGCATTTTTACAACTTCCTTGTTGCTTGCGTTTTTAGCACTTCACTGTGCAGAAAGATATATATAACATCGGCAATTGACATTGTTTTGCGCCTTCGTAAAACCTCCCGGACACATTGCACTATCATTGTCGTATGTATAAAACTTGTTTTCAAACGGTATTTTCATACCTTCCAGATATTGATGTGTGTCACGAACTTTATCATCTTTCATCGTCCGCCACTGTTTGAATTTTGCCTTTGCTTTCCGTCCGGAATTAAGGATCGCTTCGTTATAAACCCTATGTGCTTCTGTTTCTGCAAGCCTTTGCAATTCGTTTACCAACGAAATATTAACTATATCGGCATCGGCGGGTTTCGTATATCCCTTTATCCTGTCCTTAAAGTTCTTTCCTTTGACACGTTTATATATACTGTCTGCCGCTTCTTTGACATCTGCTTTTATTTCAGCATTAAGCATATCCTCGGTATCCTCTACACCTAAAAGATATACGTCAACCAAAAAATCAAAAAAATCATCGATCACATCATCGACCGTAGCTTCGCCTTTTGCATAACGAAGATATATACTGCGTGTCAACCTGTTCAATTCATCAAAATCTAACATAGGCAAATCAAAAAGGGGTATACGGCTCCTACACCATATACCCCTTTGGGCATCCTCCCAAGACAAACTCTCAGGCTTTTATCTTCAACTTTCTTTTTATCTCTATAACGGCGACCTTCCCGTTTTCAATAGCAAGCTCAACCCTGTTGCCCCGATTCAAGCATTCCTGTATCGTTTCCACCGCCGCTTGCGTTATTTCTACTTGCATACGCTTCACTCTCACTAAACGCCAAATTAGGATCCGTAAACATTCCCGATTGCTCAAACGCCAATATCGGCGCTATCTTATCGTTGTTCAGCATCAAGTCTAAGACTTGTGCCTTTTGATAGATATTCTCATAATTTCGTCTTGTAAACCTTATTTCAATATCGTTTACATTAATTTCAAGACTTGTCTGCAATTTACAAAGCCTTAATGCCATTTTCAAAAATCGCTTTTCGGCTATTTTGAACATCTGCTCGGCATTCTTCGCTCTCGTCTCTGCGGCGCTCCAACCGTCACGCATTATAACTGCGCTGCCCGTATCACTTGTAGAACTTCCGCCATTTCTATTCGGCATTCCACATATCGTAAGTATTGCATCATAGAAATGGTCATCCAGAGTTTGAGTTTCATTCTGTGACAAATTACTGATAAGATACGACACTTCCGCTTTCATTTGAGGATCTACATCTCTGAACTTCAATGCACCCTCATCTCGCAAAGCTTTAAAATCATCGCTTGATATATCTACATTATGGAAAAGCATTAAAGCCTGTACAAATTGCTCAACGCCGTCAAGTCTGTTGCTGTCCGTCATATTAATGGCATCTAACAGCGTAAGGACTATCTCAAAAGCGCCTAACCTTGCCATATTTAGAGGATATTCCACAATAGGGACATCACCGAGATAATGAGGGTAAGTCTCTCTTATATCCGTACCGCCAACTATATGGAAGTATTCAGTATCGGTATAACAATAATAATGCAACATATTATTATCATCCATTAACACCTTTACACCCAATACAGGGGCGTTACCTAACGCCGTCGTATACACGACAAATGTATCTCTCGGATCCAATACATAACTGTGGAATACATCATCCTCGTCGGGAACGATTATTCTATATCCCATACCACAGATATGGAACCAGTCCGCAAGCTCTTTATCTTTTGCGGTCTTATCATCGGCGTAGATAATATCATTAAACAGCGACACCTTATCTACGCTTTCATCCCTCCGGGATACATATTGAATAGGCTCGCCCAAAAGGTACCCCGTCTTAAACGCAACTATCTCATTCGCTCTGTTTTCAACTATCCTGTTACATATCTCCGGGCGAACTTCCTTAGTACGCATTAATATCGGTTGATTGCCCTTGTAATAATTCCACAGATACTCACAATCCATTCTGTTTAAATTAAAATCGGGCAGCACTTTAGACAACACCGCAACGATATTTTCACTATTCACTTTTTCGTAGCTCGTATACAATATCTTACGTCCGTGTCTCATAGCACCACCCTTAAACAAGAAAGGATAAATTATGGAATTTTTCGTTAAACGGGGAAGGGCGACCTTCCCCACGGGGAATGAAGAGCAAATAAAATCTATCCATCCATATACATTATACAATATTTCTATTAATTTTGCAAGTATTAATTTAATTTTTAAATAATTCTTTTTAAAATCTCAACTTTATAAGCTTCAATAGTCCTTAATTCATTTTCCAATAATGATAAGCTATCGGGTGCATCATCGTGTAAATTCTTACCCGTCCTTGTATATGAAACCAACTGTCGCATAAATACATCATATTGCGAACCTCGCTTATATTCTCCTTTAAAATAAAAATGCTTGATAATATTATCGCTTGCAAATTCAATTCGTGTTTTCTTATTGGTGATCGTCCGCTTTGTACGGATACCGCATTTATAGCCCTGTTCTTTAAGAATAAGCCCTATATCCCTTGCAAAATACTCACCGCTTGCATTGCTCTCAAACAAACAAGAGCTTACTTCATTGTTCACAATAATTCTTGCACATTCGGGCTTCGTAACTTCCGGAGGACTGTCATCAAACACTACATCCACAATATACACATCTTCACCATATATTTTCGCAACGACCAATGAACAATAATCTTCACCGCCTTCCGCAGTATCGCATACAGCAATTGTGCTGTCGGGTTCAACATCTCCGGGCAGTTCGTAAAACCTATTCAATTCCGTATCGTGAAATAATAATCCCTTTGCTTCAAACGGCTTTTGCTGAAATTCGCTTTCAAATTGCTCCGCAGACAGCATATCTCTCTGTTCACGAAAATACCCTGTCGTAAATATCTTCTTACCGCCTAATTCAAACTCAAAATTACTTTCGTCCGTTTCCTCGTCAAGGGCAGGCGTTTCCAATATTTCAATACGCTTATTATGCTTTAACATCTCCTCTTGCAAGCGACCTATCGGATCGTATATGCTATACCTCGTGCCACATATCACTATCGGCGTGCCTTCAATCGCTCTACCCAAAATATCACCGCTTATAACTTCCCACTTTTCGTCAAGCCTTCGCCTGTTCTTAGCTTCTTCTCTACCCTCTACACAGTCATCCAAATACAACATATTTGTAGCTTCCGAAAGACCGACCTGTCTACTGTCGATACTTCTGCACATTATCGTAGGAAACCTTTTTCTCGACCCTAAATTTATTATCTTACTGTCGAAATTCGTTTGAACCAACGGACTGTTCGGGAATATATCGTAAAAATGATAATCGCTCGGCTGCTGTAAATATTCCAAACACCCCGTATAAAAGCTCTTTACTAAATCATCGCCCGTGCCTTCCATTAACGTACTTTTATCGGGTTCACGACCACTTATAAGGTTTGTAAAATGTATACCAAGGGTACTGTTATGCGTTAATACCCCACGCTTACCAACTCTGTATAAACCGTCCTCTACCGTTATACAATTACCTAATACAGGTTCGTCTAAAGGCTCTATGGACTTTATAGATACTCTCCTCGGCAGCTCCGTGGGCATATTCTTTTTACGCTTTAAAACCACGGGCATATCAAAGTACGGAACAAAACTGATGTGATATATATCACTCCTGCCGATTATCCCGGAGCTACTTACCTTTGCAGCTTCCTTATAGCATCTGCAATCAAGACCTAAAGAACCTACAAGCTTTATAATATCATCCTTAAGTCTCGGCAATGCCGTGGATATATGAACTCTATGCTTATCCTTTTCAATATATCCATCAGTATCAACTAAGCCTGACAACAACTCAAGCCTCTGCATTGCGCTTGCCGTAAAGTATTCATCGGGAATATGCTTATTCTTTTTATCCGTTTTGTAACACATACCCAGCTTTTGCAAGTCCTTGCGCAAGCCCCTAAAGGATGTAACGAGCACACCTGTATTCTTGTCTATCGCTGTTGTTACATCATTGTATCCGAGACGCATTATCTCACAAACAATGCCTATATCCTTAACATCATTCGTCATTACCGGCTTATTTGTGGTTCCATCGCCCAACCACGCACCAAGCACATACGGAGGCACCGGCAATTCCTTTTCAGGCATATTGATGGGAGAGAGGAACGGGAGATAAAACCGATTACGAGAATTTTTGCGGCACCCCAGCTTTAGCATCTCACCCGTTTCGTATATACAATCAACACCTCTTGCCTTATCATATATAAGCCATTCGTGCTCTGCGCTCGTTAATATCTCCTCACCATTCGTTAATGTAATCCTGTGCGTTGCGTAATCATCGGGATGTACCCACACAACCCTTTTAGGCTTGCCGTCTATGCCAAATACCTTATCACCTATCTTTAAATCACCATGTGTTTTCCAGCCATCCACCGTAAGTACCGGACAATCCTTGCTTATTAGCTTACCGCTTCTTTTCGGCATTGACACGGATAAAAAATCAAGCTCACCGTCCAGCACCCTCTGATACGCATCCACATATCTCTTTAAATACCTTTGCCTAGGGATATAGAACTTCTTGTCAAGCGGCTTGTCATATTCTATCGCCATTAAATACTCCTCAAACTCATACGGAGCATTATATACATACGTATAGAACAAGTGCTCGTCTATCACCTTTGCAAGGGCATAATCCTTATTCCGTAATGCACTATCCATTTCCGACAATAACAGTTTGCGAAATTCCTTTGACCATTCCCTGTCTTTACTGCTCTTGACAAGCGACCAATAGTCAATTATTCCCTCTATTTTTGACAGAGGGATTTTCTCCGCAACCATTCTCGCCTTAGAATATACCTCGCCCTTAACAGCTGCTTCTTGTTCATCTTCCCGATATGACAATCCCGCATTTTCATTTTTCTTGACAGCCATCTATACAATTCTCTCCTTTCCTTTTTCGTCTCCCACATCTGATCTAAGTACCAATGACAGTCTTCTTTTAAATCCGCCAAAAACAAAAGAGACCACCCCTCTCTTTGGAATAGTCTCTTTAGACCGACATTAAACACACTTTAATGCTTTATGAAATTCGCAGACTTGCATTAAACACACTTTAACGCTTTATAAAATTTTCAAACACAAACACACGCTAATACTCCATATTTTCCATAACTTTAATGTCTAATTGTTCTGCTTCTTCTTTCGCTTGCTTCGTTAATCTTGAATTTGTCATTATCATTGCTACATCGGCTTCATAGTATCCTCTTGCAGTATATATCTCTTGCACCGCTTTGTTAGATACATTACCCGTGTAGCATTTACATTGCACAACATACTTATATCCATTACGATAGCAAATTATATCTGCACCGTGATCACCCGATACGGGAGTAGTGTCTATATTCTTAAAACCCTGTAAAGCTAATTCTGATGCACAATGAAATTCAAACGCTATGCCTTTTGCCTTAGTCGATAGTTCGGGAACTTCTTCTTCGATTTCTTCCTCCTCGGGTCCTTCCTCGATTTCCTCTTCAATCTCTTCAATCTCTTCAATCTCTTCCTCGGGAATTTCTTCTTCGGGTTCTTTAAAAAACTCCTTAAAAAACTCTCGATAACGGAATACGTAAAAAGTTAATACCCCATTAAAGAGCAAAAACAGGAAACCGACAAACTTTTGGTTGAACCCATAACACATTACTAATGCGATTATTGAAATTACTATGTATGCGCCAACTAAAACTTTTATTATTTTTTCCATTACCCCTAAAACTTTTATTTTTCCATTGCCTTGTATACGCTTTTTGTATACCTTTTGTATACCTTTTTTATATACGCTTTTTGTATTTTGCGGTGTGGAAGGGGGTTACCCCTATACTTATACATTCGGAATATCCCCCCTCCCCTATAGGGTCGGGGTTTTATATAGCTATGGAGCTATTATAAACAAACACGGCGGACAGCCTCGGCAAGTTGCGGATCATCCAACAACTCCCACAATTTGACATTTAATGCTTCAGCAAGCGGTACGAGCTTGTCAAGCCCTGCATTGTCAATGGAGCGCCCACCGCTCCCGATTTCAAGACTTTGTAAGGTTCGATACCTTACCCCCGATAAATCCGATAATTGCTTTTGACTTAAACCGCGCGATTTCCTAAGCTCTTGCAACTTTGACATATGATCACCACCTTTTTATTTTTCGCCGCCCTGCTCAGGGCGTTATTATCCTTGACCGAAATTATAGCACGGAATACACCCCCGGCGCAATATGGCAAAATGCACAAAAAAGCGTATAGAATTTTATGTATAATTATACGCTATTTGTAGTATATTTTTATTGATTTTATACGCTATTTGTAGTATAATAATACTTGAAGAGATAAGGTTGTTACCTCTTCCGGTGCACCCTCACCGTATAGAAGAAATACAATATTTAAGTCGTCCACGGCGGCGGGGTTGGGTAAAGTAAATGTGATGCGACCCGCCGCAAATTTTACAAATCCATAAGCAACAGTAACCGGATCGCCCTATAAACGGGGAGCGGTGAACAGACAGCGGGGACAAAGATAATTAAAAAAAAACAAAGAAAAAACAAGGAGGACAAAAAAATGAAGAAATTAGAGACTTTAAAATTCAAAATGCAAGTTGCCATTGAGGCAATGCCCGCAAGAAGCGCTTGGAAAAGGGGCGTTAAAGCTTACGCCGTTGATTTATTAGATAACATTGAAAGCCTTGAAGCTTTCAGCAACCCCGAAATGTTAAAAGCCGCTCTGCTTAACGGGGCGAGCGATTGGGAACAATACAGCTGGGACGGATGCGCTCTTTGCTATGATCAAGACATTGCGACGGCGCTCTGCACACCGTCCGAGCTTAAGAAAAAGGACGGCGGGCGGCTCGCCCCGAACTCTCGGGAAACGTGGCTTGACGTTCAAACCCGCGCATTATATCAGGCTGAACGCCTGATATTAAAGGCATACAGAACGGCGGAAATACAAGAGCTTGTAAAGGAGGCGGCATAAGATGTTAGTACTTTTTATTATCGGCTTTATTGCCGGATTTGGTACCGCATTAACGGCGGGGCTGTACCTTGACAATAAGCACCAGAGAGAAATTATTGACAAGCTCATAAGCAACAAAGGGGGTGTAGAAGATGACACCCAGTGAAATAATCGCCCTCACGGGCATTAAAAAAGCAAGTATTGTGCTTACTATCCGTAAGTATATGACTTACGGCTACACGCTGGAAGCAGCCGTAAGAAAAGCAAAGGAGCAAGGGGCTTGACCTTACCCCGAAATGGAAGAGGATTGTACATTTAAAGTGCCAAAGATAGATATTATCGCATTTGCCAACGGTGAATAACATTAAAAGCCCTTCGGGGCTTTTTTTAATGCTCCGATAAATTCCAAACAACAAGGACGAACAGCAACAGACCCACAAGCTATAAACACCCTCTAAAACGCTCCACAAGCCCCGTAACGGGCTTTTTTGTTTTCCCGTGATAAATTGTAGGGGTGCATATCAAAAATCACTTACAGAGGCTCACAGAGAGTTATTGCGTTTGACCTATTGGCGAGAGGACTTGTGGATGATATAGGCTATACCCTATGGACGAGGGGCGATTTTGCCAATTTCACCTATAAAAAATTTGAGGGAAAACGCACACCCGAAAAAATTGCTTTAAAAGCCCCTTTCTGCGACTTTTCTGTTTTTGTGTGCAATTCTTCACGGAAATGTAAAAAATTCAAATTTGGGGCATTTCTGGGCGATTTAGAAGGTATCTGTGCATTACTCCGATATTTGACATTACACACCGAGTGTCCGTGAGTGATAGACAAAGGCGAATTTTAGTACATTACACCCTAAAATCCGCCTTTTAAAACTGCACAAAAACGCTAAAACCCTTGAAATTACTTGCTTTCGGCTAATTTTACATCACTGCCAACTATTCGCGAAATAGTTATTTTGCGAATAGTTGAGCCTATTTCACTCTTGAAGCTCACGCCCTTTGTGCACATTGCACAAGAGGCGGCTCCGAGGTTCTCCTTTTTCTTTTTCGGCGGTGGGCG